ATAGAAAAAATATTCAAGTTTGATACTAGTGATATTTCTGGTGGAATGTTTAGTATTAAGTATCAATTGTTTTTAAATGATCTATACTATTTTAATTCTGTAGAACTATTACAGTATTCTATGGTAAAGAGTTATCTTGAAGATATAGACTTTTTACTTACCACGGACAAGCAAGTCAGGTTTAATAAGAGGCAAGATAGACTATACCTAGATATTGATTGGTCTGCACAAAATGTCGATAATTATTTAATTATAGATTGTTACAGAGCTTTGGATCCTGCAGATTTTAGCCAAGTATACAATGATAGTTTTTTAAAGAAATATTTAACTGCTCTCATCAAAAGACAGTGGGGTCAGAATTTAATTAAATTTAGGGGCGTTAAACTACCTGGAGGTCTTGAATTGAATGGTAGAGAAATATATGAAGATGCTGAAAGAGAATTGCAGCAATTGAAAGATAGAATGTCTTTAGAGCATGAACTTCCACCCTATGATATGATAGGATAATGGCGTTAAATCCCTTTTTTCTTCAAGGTTCAGCATCTGAACAAAGATTAGTTCAACAGCTTATTAATGAGCAGTTGAAGATTTATGGTATTGATGTAACCTATATTCCAAGAAAATTTGTAAAAAGAGATTCTATATTCAGAGAAATTCAATCATCAAAGTTTGATGATAATTTTACCATAGAAGCATACGTCAACACCTATGAAGGATATTCTGGTGCTGGCGATCTAATGACTAAATTTGGCGTATCATTAAGAGATGAATTAACGATAACAATTTCAAAAGAAAGATTTGAAGATTTTGTTTCACCGTTTTTAGAAGCAGCGGATGATGATGAAATTGTTTTATCATCAAGACCAAGGGAAGGAGATTTAGTTTATTTTCCTTTGGGGCAAAGACTGTTTGAAGTTAAGTTTGTTGAGCACGAGCAACCATTTTACCAATTAGGTAAAACTTATGTTTATGAACTTAAATGTGAATTGTATGAATATGAGGATGAAGTTATTGATACTTCAATTGAAGAAATAGACACACAAATTCAGGAAGAAGGTTTTATTACAACATTAAATCTTATTAGTGTTGGTAGAAGTCCTACTCTTTCCCCAGTTTTAGATAACAATTCTGGATATGTTAGAAATATTTTTATTAATGCAGACGGTAGAGGATATACAAGACCACCAACGATAGGATTTTCGACTTCCCCAATGAGTGGTGGAACAGCAACTGCAGTAGCAATAACAACTTCTATTGGCGGTGTATATTCTCTCAAAGAAATAATCTTAACAAACGCTGGATATGGTTATACAGTTCCACCAACAATCACTATTACTGGAGGTGGAGGTGTAGGAGCAGCTGCTACATGTGGTATAGAGACTGTGAGAACGGGTGTAATTGCAACAGTTGTCGATGATGGTGGAACTGGATATGCCGTTGCTCCAGAAATAACAATTACTCCACCAAAACATGTCGGTGCTGCAGCAACAGCAATTATTGATTTTCCAATTGGTGCTGGTGTTAGTGTTTTATCTGCTCCAATAAGTATTGGATCATCCAGTTACCTTTTCCCAGGAGGAACAACTGGAGGAGTGTTCTACAAAACTCCACCAACAGTTACGTTTAGTCTACCAACTGGAACTGGAGAGTCTGCTGCCGCTACAGCAACGATGACTGATTATGAGACAAATGGTGGAACTGTAGACAGTATCACAGTTACACCAGGATCTGAAGGAAAATATTATGGGTCTGTCCCAACTGTTACTATAGACCATCCAGGATTTAGTTATGCTTCCGCAACCATTGATATTGGTGGTGGAATTAATGGTTCTTCTATTGATCCAGGTTCGATAGCATTCAGTACAACAGGTAGAGCATATACTACCGCACCAGTAGTTGCTATTAGTACTGGTGGTGCATTTGGACTAGTTCCACCAACAACTGCAGCAGTGGGTGTCGCTACAATTCACCCAATTACAGGTATTGTTACTGCTGTTTCGTTTGATGAATCTGATCCTTGGGCAGTTGGAACAGGAGCAACAATCGGATTCGGATACACTGTTGCTCCAAGAATAACATTCTCTGGAAACACGGGTGCTACGAGAGCAACTGCAACCGCAACAGTTTCTGCCGCAGGAACTGTAACTGGAATAACAGTTACAGATAGTGGATATGGATATGCATCTGGTGTAGTTCCTTCAGTTTCAATATCTGGTTCTGGTGGGGCTGGAGAATCATTTAGAGCAACTGGTATTGCTACTTTGAGACTAAGTTCTATTCAGACTACAGGAACTTTGGGAATTGGTTCCACAACAATTACTGGAATTAATACAACTAATATTATTGTTGGTGATAGAGTAAGATTGGCGATTGGACATAGTGATTCTTATAATTTTATCCCACAAGATACTTACGTTACTGGAATTGGTTCAACTTCACTTACAATATCAAATATCCCAACAAATGTTGGTGTTGCAACCTCAGTATTTGAATTTGGAATTGATCAGTGCGGTATAGTAACTGGAATTATAATTACAAATGGTGGCGGTGGATACTTATCACCACCAACCGTAACAATAACTAATGATGTTAATGAAAAGAATTATAAGGATATAATTCCAGGTATAACTACAGCAACTGCTAGAAGTAGAATCAATAGTGCTGGAGAGATTGATCAAATTTATATTGAAAACCCCGGTGAAGGTTACATTTATATTCCTGATATATTAGTTCCTACGGTTTCTGCCTCAGCACCACCAGTGACTGCAGGAATAGGAACATTTGAGTTCAATGAAATTGTTACTGGATCTACAACAGGCACTACCGCTAGAGTTAAAGAATGGAATTCCTCTTCAAATGTTCTTAAAGTTTCTATAACTGATGGATCATTTGCTGCTGGAGAAGTTATCGTTGGATCCTCATCATCTGCTAGATATTCCGTAAAATCATATGATGGTAGGGATACCTATGATAAATATAGTGATAATGACGAGATAGAGACTGAAGCAGATCTTATTCTTGATTTTACAGAATCTAATCCATTTGGTACATATTAATGTTAGGAACTTATTTTTATCACGAAATCATTAGAAAAACTGTAGTTGCATTTGGAACTTTATTCAACCAAGTGTATATTACTCACAGAAATGATTCTGATCAAACGATTAGTGAGATGAAAGTTCCTCTAGCTTATGGACCAATGCAAAAGTTCTTGGCTAGAATTGAACAGCAGGCAGAGTTAAACAGAGCAGTTCAATTAACTCTACCAAGAATGTCTTTCGAGATGAATGGAATTCAGTATGATTCCACCAGAAAGACTTCAGTCACTCAAACTTTTAAAGCAGTTGATAATAATAATCGGGTAAAAAAAGTCTTTATGCCCGTCCCATATAATTTGGGATTTGAATTAAATATTTTAACAAAGTTAAATGATGATGCGCTACAGATAATTGAACAAATTTTACCATTTTTTCAACCATCATTTAATGTAACAATTGATTTAGTTGATTCTATTGGAGAAAAAAGAGACATTCCCATCGTTTTAGAAAGTATAAGTTTCCAAGATGATTATGAAGGAGATTTTACGACTAGAAGAGCATTAATATACACATTACAGTTTTCTGTAAAAACATACTTGTTCGGTCCAATTGCAGACAGCACAGACGGTCTTATCAAAAAGGTTCAGGTCGATTATCATTCCGATACTAATATTCAAACGGCAAGAAGACAAGTTCGCTATGTAGCAACTCCTATTGCTAAGAAAGATTATGATGATGATAATTCTTCAGTATTGAATGAGGAACTAAATTCAGAAGAAACACTAGTTGGAGTTACTTCTACAAGTCTTCTTTCCACTGGAGATAGAATTATTATTGATAGTGAGATTATGAAGATTAAGTCTCTCACTTCAGATTCAATCACTGTAGTTAGAGGATATAACAATACTATTGCTGCTACTCACACTAAAGGAACTTCAATTGATGTGTTGAGTGAATCTGATAATACATCAATTGTTGTTGGTGATGACTTTGGATTTAGTGAAGAAACTTCATTCTTCCAAGATGGTGGTGAATATAGTAACACAAGAAAAATTGACCTCAACTAAAAAATATGGATAAATTTGATTCTATAAGTAAGTCTTTGAATACTGAGACTAATATTGTTAGCGTTGATGTAAAAGAATCAACAAGTATAGTTGAGTCTCAAGATTCTAAAGATTTAAAAAAAGATTATCAATACACAAGAGCAAATCTTTATTCTCTGATTGAAAAAGGACAAGAGGCTCTGAATGGTATTATGGAACTTGCGGCAGAAAGTGATAGTCCAAGAGCATATGAAGTTGCAGGTCAAATTATTAAGAGTGTTGGAGATACCACGGACAAACTTTTAGATCTCCAAAAGAAACTAAAAGAGATGGAAGAAGATAATACTAAGCAGACGACTAATAATGTGACTAATAATGCTTTGTTTGTTGGATCTACATCAGACCTATCAAAACTTCTGAAACAAGGTTTTCTAAATAATAAAGAAGAATCTTAAAATCTAATGGGTTGGTCTGAAAAATATAAAAAGTCAATTGACTGTAACAACCCAAAAGGATTTTCTCAACGTGCCCATTGTCAAGGTAAAAAGAAAAAGATGAGCGAGGAAAAGAAAGATCACGAATATTCAATGGCTCGTTCTGAGGTAAAAACCATAAAGAACGCTGCAAAACGTCTTGAAAAAAAGATGGGTAAAAAAGGTGAAGGTCAACTTCAAGCTTGGGTACAATCAAAAATTACTAAGGCGGCGGATTATATTGATACTGCAGCAGATTATGTAACCAATGAAGAAACAAAGTCTGGAGATGAAGGACTTCGTGATTGGTTTGGTAAATCAAAGTCTTCTGATGGTAAAAAAGGTTGGGTTCAATTGGGTGGTAAATGGGCAGGTAAACCCTGTGCTCGTCAACCTGGACAAACTTCTACACCAAAATGTGGTAGTTCTAAAATGAAGCGCAATCTTAGTGCTGATGAAGAAGAAAGAGCAAGAAGAAGAAAGAATAGACAAGATCCAAATCAACCACAAAAAACTGGTGGTGCAA